GCAGGTCGAATCCGTGGCATCAACAGTAAAATCAGAGGTGGAGAAGTCCAGCACACTGGTGTTGTTCCGTTTCTCAAAAAGTTTGAATCAACTGTCCGATGCTGTACTCAAAATGGCATCCGAGGTGGATCAGCTACGGTACACTTCCCAATCTGGCACCAAGAAATCGAAGACATCATCGTCCTGAAGAATAACAAGGGAACCGAAGACAACAGGGTAAGAAAACTTGACTATTCCATCCAAACTTCAAAACTTTTCTACGAACGTTTCATCACGGATGGAGAAATTAGCCTGTTCTCACCGCATGACGTACCAGGTCTCTATGACGCTTTTGGTACTGATTCATTTGACGATCTCTATGTGGGCTATGAACGAGATGAGTCTATTCCAAGAAAGACTGTTAAGGCACAGACCCTGATTCTGGACATTCTAAAAGAACGTGCAGAGACTGGTCGTTTGTATCTCATGAACATCGACCACTGTAACTCTCACTCTTCCTTCAAAGACAAGGTTGAGATGAGTAATCTGTGTCAAGAAATCACACTTCCAACAAAACCTCTTCAACATATTGATGGTGAAGGTGAGATTGCTCTGTGCATTCTGTCTGCCGTCAACGTAGGTAAAGTTCATTCGGATCATGAACTGGAAGAACTCTGTGATCTTTCTGTCCGTGGTCTAGAAGAACTGATTGATTATCAGAAGTATCCGATCATTGCTGCAGAAGTAGCCACAAAGGCACGTAGATCCCTTGGAGTGGGTTTTATCGGTCTTGCTCACTATCTTGCCAAACTAGGGTTCAAATACGACTCTCAAGAGGCATGGGATGCTGTTCATGGGCTCTCCGAATCTTTCCAATATTATCTCCTGAAGTCATCGAATCAGATTGCAAGGGAGAAGGGACCATGCACCTACTTTGATCGCACCAAGTATGCCGATGGTATTCTCCCCATTGATACTTATAAATCAGACGTAGACGAAATTTCATCCATCGGGTATCAGCATGATTGGGAATCTCTTAGAGCATCTATCTTGGAATCGGGACTACGGCACTCAACATTGTCTGCTCAGATGCCATCGGAGAGCAGTTCCGTTGTGTCAAACGCAACAAATGGAATCGAACCACCTAGAGGGTATCTGTCCGTTAAAAAATCAAAGAAAGGGCCTCTTAAGCAGATTGTTCCTGGGTACGGATCGCTAAAGAACAACTACACCCTTCTTTGGGACATGGAATCCAATGAAGGTTACATCAAAATCGTCTCTGTAATGCAGAAGTTCTTCGACCAGGCCATCAGTGGAAACTGGTCATACAACCCAGAGAACTATCCAGATAATGAAGTACCCGTGTCGGTCATGGCAAATGACTTTCTAACTACATATAAGTATGGGTGGAAAACGTCTTATTACCAAAATACAAATGACTTGAAATCTGACGAAATTGATGATAAAATTGATCAATTAAATTCACTAATCTCAGAACTAGAACAGGAGGAAGACTGTGAGTCTTGTAAGATTTAAAACAAACGATACCCCAAACCAAAAAATGGTTGAATCATTTACTGTTTTCAACGCTGATCAAGTAGACACCAAAAAGCAACCAATGTTTTTTGGAGCTCCTTTGGGGGTACAAAGATATGACTCTTACAAATATCCTGTTTTCGACAAACTGACCACTCAACAACTAGGGTATTTCTGGCGTCCTGAGGAGGTTTCCCTCCAAAAGGATCGTGCAGATTATCAAACCCTACGTCCAGAACAGAAGCATATCTTTACTTCTAACTTGAAGTATCAAGTTATGCTGGACTCTGTTCAGGGAAGAGGGCCTGGTATGGCGTTCGCGCCCTACTGTTCCCTTCCCGAACTCGAAGCCTGTATGAAGGTCTGGGAGTTTATGGAAATGATCCATAGTCGCTCCTATACTTACATCATTAAAAATGTGTATGCAAATCCTTCAGAGGTTTTCGATACCATACTCCAAGATCCAAAGATTCTAGAGAGAGCAACTGCTGTCACTGAATCTTATGACGATTTTATTACACATGCCGCTGAATATGCTAGTGGTAATATGTGGCAACATGTCTTGGATGAGGTTCCTGTAGCCGCTTCAACTCTCTATGAACTCAAAAGAAAACTCTACCGAGCAGTCGCTAACGTCAACATCCTGGAAGGAATTAGGTTCTATGTCTCCTTCGCATGTTCGTTCGCATTTGGCGAACTTAAGCTTATGGAAGGATCGGCAAAAATCATTTCTCTTATCGCCAGGGACGAAAATCAGCACTTGGTCATCACCCAAAACATTCTGAATAAGTGGAAAGATGGTGATGATCCTGATATGAAACAGATTGCCAAGGAAGAGGAGCAATGGGTGAGTAAGACATTTGAAACTGCAGTGAATCAAGAAAAACTTTGGGCAGAGTATCTGTTCAAAGATGGTAGTATGATTGGTCTTAATGACAAACTTCTCAAGAACTATGTTGAGTGGATTGCAAATCGTCGCATGAAAGCGATTGGCATCAAGCCAATTTTCGATATTGCTGCGAAAAATAATCCACTTCCTTGGACCGAACATTGGATTTCTTCTAAAGGACTCCAAGTTGCCCCACAAGAGACTGAGGTAGAAAGTTATGTTGTCGGTGGAATTAAACAAGATGTCAAGAAAGACTCCTTCGCAGGATTCAAACTTTGACGATTTCAAAAAAATATGGGAAGAGATGGATCAAACTGAACCATTAACTCCCATCAGATCTAAGGCAGAGGAGCAGTAGTGCTCCTCTTTTTTTATAAATAAAGTCAGGAAAAAAGTTGTCTAAAGAAATGCAGCCCTCTAATCAATTAAAAGGACTAGTTGAGTCTTATGGTAAAGTAGGATCTGATGATTACCATGAGAATAAAAAACTTGAAAGAACTCTTGTGAATGCAATTGGTGTTCAAATGGTATCCGAAGGATACACTGAGGATGATGTAGCGGAGTTTGTATCTGAAGCTTCTGATGGAAAACTTCTTGCTAAGTTTGAGGAAGCACTTCAGAATGAATCTGTAACTGCCTACATCACCGAAGATGGTACTTTTGATACCAAACTAAGATATGTAGAGGGTGCAATTCATGCTCGCCTTGATGAGCAAGGGCAGCGCAAAATGTCAAACCGAATGAGAGGTGGTGTTAGTCTTGATAGTATAACAAGCGCACTCAAGAGGGCAGGAGAATGGCTTGCACCATCTCGTGGAAGTTCTCGTGCTGCTGATCCAGTTGTTCGTGCTGGTGGTTCTTATACCGCACCTGGTGGTGGTCCAGTTCTTCCCGACAAAGATAAAAGTGGAAGTGGTTCTTCAGGTTCTTCAGGTTCCTCTGGTTCTTCAGGTGGCGGCAGTGGCAGCTCTGGTGGATCAGGTGGCGGTGGCAAGACTGCTGGTGGATCAGGTGGCGGTGGCAAGACTGCTGGTGGATCAGGTTCTTCGGGTGGCGGTGGAGGCCGCTCTGGTGGTTCTGGTAGCGGTAGCGGCAGTGGTTCATCTACAGCAACCACTAAATCCAAGGATCCTATCAACGTGGAGTATGATCGTCTAAGGAAGAAGAACCCAACAACTGGTAGAGTTGAAGGAAGTTCTAAGGATCTAAGGGCAGCTGAGAAGTTTGGTAAAGCCAACTCAATGTCTAATAAACCCAAGACTCCAAATCCTTTGATGAGAGGTCTCAAGAGAACTCCTGCACGTACAGCAGAACTTGCTAAGTTACAAGCAGATGCCAAGGCAAAGTCCATGGCTCAGTCAAAAGAGAACAAAACCAGAGGACCCCAGCGTCGTGGTGCAAGGTTTGAAGAGAATGAGTTTGAACTAGTGGTACAACACCTCGTCTCTGAGGGCATTGCAGAGTCCGCAGACGGCGCTCTAATCATGCTTGAGGGTATGAGTGAAGAATTCATCACTAACATCCTTGAGCAGATGCAAATGGGTGCTGCTATCGTTGAGTTTCTCATTCAAAATGGTGAAGCTGAATCACTAGAGGAAGCAAACTATATCATCTCTGAAATGGATGACGAGAATATTGAACTTCTTGTTCAGTCTGTTATTGAAGGTTACAGAAGCAGAGAGTTTTCTCACACTGAACTTGCTAATCCAGCACCAAGTGTAAAGTATCCTGCTAAGTCAGCACCATATGGTGGTGCAAGAAGCAGAGAGTTTCAGCAGAAACTTCCCGAACCTTCTGGATCAAGAGGTCCAGAATTTGAGCACGGATCTGGCCAAGGTCCTGACAAAGGAAGCCTGGGATCAAGATATAATCATATGATTAAGAATCCTAAAAATCTTTCTAAAAATACTGGTAAGTATCCAAGAGATAAGAAAGGAAATCTCATGTATTGATATTCAGGGGGCCTTGACAGGTCCCCTTTTTTTATGTACAATTGCCTTGTTAGGGATAAAGAGATGAATAAAGCTAAACTTAAAGTCTTAGTAATGGCTCTAAAAGAAATTGTTGAAGAACTTGAATCTGAAATTTATTCTGATCCGAAATCTTATGTAGATAAGAGGGAGAATTTTGACGATCCTCCACAGTATTATGGTGATTACGATGAGTTATTTGATGACGATGACGGTTATCCAGACTAAATAACTAAAAAGTTCAGCAGCAATGAAAACCTTTAAGGAATTTACATCTCAAACACAAAGAGTTGATGAGATAGCACCTGCAATTGCTGTTGGTGGTGGTGCCATGCTCAAAGCTCTTGCTCCTGCATTACTTAGAAAGGCAGCAATGTTTGGTGGTGCTGCAGCACTTAGAAGTATGTTGACTGGTGATTCCAGAAAAGAAGATAAAAAGAAAAAATAAGTCTTGCTAAATATCGACAGTAAGAATATTTACTGTGGATATAGATTATGAGAATCCCTGGATTTTTAACGGACACCCTTTTCTATCTGAGGACATTAACGACAATTTCGGTTTTGTCTATAGGATTACAAACTTATGCAGTGGTAAAGCCTACATCGGAAGGAAGTACTTTCACCAACTACGAAAACCTAGAGGTGGAGGTAGGCGAGTTAAAAGTGAAAGCAACTGGAAAAAATACTACGGAAGCTCTGACGAACTTAATCGGGAGCGTCGTGAACTTGGAAATAACACCTTTTTCAAGAGGGAAATCTTATCCCTCCACGATACTAAGGGAAAAGTCAACTTTGAAGAGACCCGTCAACTCTTCATACACGGTGTTTTGACGGAGGCTCTTGACGATGGCACGCCTGCCTATTATAATAGCAATATTCTCGGTCGTTATTACAGGAAGGATTATTTCCCCCATGATTTTTGAGGCACTTGCATTTTTATTTACACCTAAACAATTGGAGGCACCTGCTGCTGTTCCTATTCCAGTCGTAGAGAAGGAATGGAAGTGCCCTGATTGCACACCCAATGAACAGTATGTCCTCGCAGAACTCCAAGAACACACCCGAATTAGTGATCGTAAAGCTCTTGCAACGATCATGGGAAATATCCAACAGGAAAGCAAGTTTATTCCCAACATATGCGAGGGAGGGGCTAGAGTTTCTTACGGGGATTGCCATCGCGGTGGTTATGGTCTTATTCAGTGGACCTCAGTAGGTCGCTATAACAATCTTGGTAAGTTCTGTGATAACTTTGGATGTGATCCAAGCAGTCTAGATGGTCAAGTTCGTTATATGATTAATGAAAGTGTCTTTCAACGTTACCTTCCAGAGTTTGAAGGTCGTGGTAAAACCATCTCTCAATACATGGTTCCTTCATATTATTGGTTAGGTTGGGGTATCAAAGGTAATCGTGAAATTTATGCCCATGATTACCATGCTAAATTAGTATGGGCCTAGATGAATGGTCTTTCGGTGGTCTTGACAAAAATCCAGTCAACGTGTTAAGATTACTGAGTGAACTTGAGGGGTCATCCCAACTCCTCAAGTACATGGGTTTCCAAGAAGATATGGAAACTATCAATGAAATGAAGAAGAGATACTATAAACTCTACTTCAAACTAAAAAAAGAGGACAAGGGCCCATAGTTAAGCGGATATAACCCCCGCCTTCTAAGCGGTTGTCCCAGGTTCGATTCCTGGTGGGCCTGCCTCGCGGAGTTAGTTCAGCGGTAGAACGCTATCCTTCCAAGTTAGATGTCGTCGGTTCGATTCCGATACTCCGCTTTCCCTTCGGGGAACACTTATTCCCAAGTAGCTCAGTGGCAGAGCCGCCGACTGTTAATCGGCTGGTCGCTGGTTCAAATCCAGCCTTGGGAGTGCCATCGCCTCTATAGCTCAGCGGTAGAGCAACGCTTTTGTAAAGCGTAGGTCGTTGGTTCAAATCCGACTGGGGGCTTTAATGAATAGATATCCGATTATATTTGAAAACGTTCTTCCCATCTCATTGTTTGAAGCAATGAATGCAGAATTGACGGAGTGGTTTTTTGGTAATGGAACTTACGTAGCAAATAAAAATTCAGATAGTAAATTTTTTGGTCAGTTGTCTAAACATGATCGAATGATATATTACAATGTCGGAACTCATATCTTACTCAAACTCAAAAAACATATTCAGAGAGATCTAAGAATTGCAAAAATTCAAGTTAATGGAAAACTGTTTGGTGAATGTCCTGAGTTTCACGTAGACTTTGAAAAAGTGGATAATTGTTTTACTTTTGTATTATTCCTCAGTGAAGAGTGGGATACAACTTGGGGAGGTGAATTTGTTGCTAGAGATCCTTCTACTAATCAGTATAATTATGTTCCATATATACCAAATGGTGGTGTAGTTATTCCAAGTCATTGGCAACATAATGGTTTTGCACCCAATACACCTAAAGCGGGAATGAGAAAATCAGTTGCTTTTATGTATTGTGATCGTGATGACTTTGAAGTAATTGATAAACGCTATCCACAAATGAAGTTATCTCTTTTCGCATGACATTTCCTATTGAATTCTATGATGTTTTAAATGATGACTTGTTTGAAGCAGTTATCGATGAGCTTGATTCAGATGTTTGGGGACTGAATAATGCATCAGAAATGGGACTAGAGCGATCTTGGGGATTCAAGCATATTCATGACAAATTACTTTTTTTCAATGTCGCCTCATATATAAAGTTAAAAATTCTAAAACATATAAAGGAAAAATTACATCTAGTTAAAATACACGCTAATGGTCAAACTGCCTTACAAAAAGGTGGGTTCCATCATGACTTCTCACAAGAATATGTTTGGACTTTTGTTTTGTTCACTAATGATAATTGGGATATTCAGTGGGGTGGTGAATTTGTTTGCGTAGATCCAGAGACTGGTCAATATCATTACACACCATATCTACCAAATTGTGGCGTTTTAATACCATCTCATTGGAAACACTATGGAGCATCTCCAAATAATTTTACCGATGAACTGAGAACGACTCTCGCTTTTTGTTATTGCATCTCTGATAGAGTTGATGATCTTGTAAATAATCATGAATATTCTTATACATATGATAGTAGACATCCGAAGAAGTTTATATGAAGACAAAAAAATTAAAGAAATTAATTCAGCGTCCACTAAAATGTGAAAATAAACTTATTCGTAAAGAGTTGGACGATATCAAGGAGACATTAAACCATGTTATCTGCCAGATGCAAAAACTGCAATGTAGAATTGACCAGCACGAACAAACCACAGAGTTGTGGGTGTCCGAATATGATGACACTAATTGACGATAAAATTACAGCCGTCGATCTTGATCTGGTAGTCCTGACAAAAACCGATAAGAGTATTAAGAGTCACACTGCTTTTACCGAAAAGGACTTAGAATATCAGGAGAACCGACGCAAACGCAAAGTTCGCAAACTCAATTTTGAAATCAGATGATCAACCTGGACGAACGTTACCACTCATACCTACACACAGACAAATGTTTTAATATCGATGGGCGTTGTGAAAAGGTCAGGGCTTACGGGTATACCTGTAATAGTTCTGAGATTACTGGGTACTATGTATTGACAAATTGTTACAAATTGTATTATGATCTTGACGAGAAATGCACTCGTTTAGAAAAGGTTAAATAGTACCATGGACTTGCAATCGTCGGAAAAGCAATTCACTTACGAAATGTTATCTAGAAAAGTCGCTGAATGCGACGACATAGATGAGGTGAAAAAAGTGTTATTGCAATATGCTCTCCTATACCTCAAACAGCAAGAGGTTTTGGAGAAAATAGGTCCACCCCCATCCATAACCTAAAAAAAATGAACGACCGAAACTTGTCCGAGCTCAGCTTGGAACGTAAGGAATGCCCCAAGTGTGGGGCTGTCTGGATAAATGGTCAACACATGTGGAGAACAGGTGCTAAAGGGTCTGAAATAGATCTTGCAGGACTTGTTTGCAATAACCACGGCGATGCAACGTGCATCAACCCACTTAAAGGTCAGGAAGGTGGAGACACCTGGGCTGACCGCTTTGTAGATCTGACCAATGACTTTGCAGACCTGCACAAAAAAATGACTGACGAGTACGAAAAGGATTGACACCTCAGTCACATTCCACTATAATAATCGAGTAATCAACACAAAGAGATGGCACTGACTGCAAAATTCAAGAAAGACATTCAAACCCTGACTGGGGCAGCGAATGGTGATTTTCTTCTTGACGTTAAGAACCCTAAACTCTTCAAAAAAGTTCGTAAGTTCTATGAGACCAACGGTGTAGTTTTTTCAGGAGATCCTCTAGACGATTATGAGATTCTAATGGATCAAATTTATTCTGATCTTGAGTCTGTAGAGGTTGCCTGATGAAAACTGAAGTACTTCTTGAGCGTTTTCCATATCGGTATGTTCAGTGTGGCACACTAGAAATCAATGGTATGCCAGACTGTCGAATTCAAAAAGTGGATTCATATACTGGTCATTATCGAGACATGTATCTTTGTGATAACCAAATGCAGTTGATGACTGCTATGGAAGATCATGATTATACTTGTTGGCTTGACCCTGCTAATGTTCCTGCATATCGCAAAGATTGTGTAAAAGCATAATGCTTCACCATGTTTTCCCCACCCCAATCCGTGAAGTGGATTTGGGCATTGATCCTGACCAGTTTAAAACCTATCTTAATTTTGTTGAACAACAGAACTGGTGCGAAGACTTTGATCCATGGGGAAATCCACATGGTTACACAACAAAAATTGATTACAAAGAAGATATCCTGTCGCTTGATACATTGAAAGGTTTGGCCACACGCATTGATCTTGAGATGTCAAACTTTGTGTTCAACGACATTGGTATTGATCCTCATGCTCACTTTATTGAGCGAACAACTTCCTGGGCAAATAAACAAAGATTTGGAGACTACATAAGTACACACCTACATTCAAACTCTCATTACAGTGGTGTTGTCTATCTAAAAACTCCTAAAGAATCTGGAAAAATTAATTTTATTAATGAACAAAATACCTGGACATATCCTGGTCTTGCGTATAATCTTCATTACACAAATAAAATAAATTCATCTTCAGTATCCTTTTTACCAGAACAACAAAAACTTTTATTATTCCCATCATTTTTGAAACACTATGTTGACAAGTCTTACAGTGAAGAGTTAAGATATAGTCTATCTTTCAATTACTTTGTCAAAGGTGAGTATATTGATGGAATAAGTTATTTAAATCTAAAATGAAAACAATTTATTACTATCCTTCAGAAGAAGGATTTGGAAATAATGATCAAGTAATGCATCCAGAGGAATCTGTTCTTGCGGATGATCGGTTTTCTTTTGCCCCAGAGACACAAATATCAGAGACTGATAAGAATTTTGCATTTTTTGAATGTCCAGCTTGGTCTCATAAAGCAAAGAGAACTTTTACTATCAAGTCACCGATTGATATTAAATTTACTTTTGATTTTTCAAAGTTAAATTCAACTGGTGAAGTTTTCATTAACAATCCACATCTCAGTGGTGATTCATATGATGCTCTAACGGAACCAACATTTAGTAATCCTAATTGGTTTCTTAAGAATCCAAATAGATTGACTATGCAACTAACAGTTCCTAGGATTTTATTCTGGACTAAAGAAAAAGATATTTGGATTGAGCAAAGATCTCATCCAGAGGCATCTGCAAGGAACAACATTGTGTTAGTTGGTGGTTGGTTCAATGTATCTGCATGGCCCAGACATATATCATTCGCATATAATGTCTTTGATGTTGATAGATCTGTCAATATAAAAAGAGGTGATCCAATCTATCAAGTTTGTTTTCATTCAAAAGATCAGAATGATAAATTCAAACTAGTAAAGAAGGCACCACCAAAAGATTTGAAGATAAAGGTAAAGAGAAACGTATCTTTAAAAAATCTAAGTCCGAATCTGTCATCACAGTTTATGTTTGGACAGCAAGAGAAAGAATCTAAATGTCCGTTTAGTTTTCTTTGGAAGGATTGACCCCGTTGGTAAGGGTCAGAAAACATGCCAACTGGCGAGCCTAAACCCAAAAAGACCCTTGACAACAGGGGTCTTTTTTAGTATTATACATAGGATGGAATTTGAACTTAAAAATGTCTGATTATAAGAAGACGGCGCTAGTGCTTGGCGCTGGTGGATTTATTGGTAGTCATATGGTGAAACGTTTGAGGTCCGAGGGGTATTGGGTCCGTGGCGTTGATCTAAAGTATCCTGAGTATGGTGATACTGCAGCCAATGAATTCATCATTGGAGATCTTCGTTCTCCTGGATTTGTAAATTCTATTCTTGAATTTAAAGGATATCAAGGAAACTACTATTGCTCTGTTCCTTACCAGCATATTCTTCCCTTTGATGAGATCTATCAGTTTGCTGCTGACATGGGTGGAGCTGGATTCGTTTTCACTGGTGAGAACGATGCAGAGATTATGCATAATTCCTGTACTATTAACCTAAATGTACTTGAAGGTGTTCGTCAACTAAATGAAACCTTTGATGGTGTAGAGAAAGAATATACTGTTTGCAATCGTCCTAAGTTGGATCAACCAACTAAGATCTTTTATTCTGGATCTGCTTGCATGTATCCAGAGCACAATCAACTCGATCCTGATAACCCTGATTGCCGTGAGACTTCTGCGTACCCAGCCGATCCAGACTCAGAATATGGATGGGAAAAACTCTTCTCCGAAAGGCTCTTCTTTGCTTACAACCGTAATCACGGGATCCCTGTTCGTGTTGCTAGGTATCACAATATCTTCGGTCCCGAAGGAACCTGGGACGGTGGAAGAGAGAAGGCACCAGCTGCAATCTGCCGTAAAGTCGCTCACCTCCCAGAGACGGGTGGAGCTATCGAAGTGTGGGGAGATGGCCTACAGACTCGTTCCTTCCTGTACATTGACGAATGCATTGAAGCAACTCGACGATTGATGGATTCTGACTTTATGGGACCAGTGAACATTGGTTCTGAAGAGATGGTTTCTATCAATGAACTAGTTGCAACTGCTGCAAGGGTATCTGGTAAAGTAGTTCAGAAGATTCACAAACTGGATGCTCCTCTGGGTGTCCGTGGACGTAATTCCAACAACGATCTTATCCGTGAAAAACTAGGATGGGATTATAGTCAAACTCTAGAAGAAGGTATCCGTAGGACATACACTTGGATTCAGGAGCAAATCAATGCAGCGCGTCAAGTTTAATCTGGTAGGTGATACTTTTACACACCTTACGAATGGAAACAAAGGATATTCAGTTCATGGTAAAGAATCCAAATACATTGAATGGGTAAAAGATGGTGGAGAGGCTACATTTTATATTGATAGTACTCTCCCCTGGGCATGGATTGATCCAAAACCAGGTCCAAAATATGCTTGGTTGCTAGAGTCACGATACATCACACCACAAATTGTGGATGCAGTAAAAATCAATCCAAAGCAATACTTGGATGCATTTGATGCAATCTTTACTCACAACCAAGAATTACTTGCCATTGATCCTAAGTTCAAATGGTGTCCTGCACAAGGATTCTGGATCAAAGAACCCAAGATTTATGAGAAATCAAAAATGATTTCCATGATCGCTTCAAACAAACGAATGTGTAAAGGGCACGAAACTCGTCTTGAATGGGTTGAAAGACTAAGAGATCAAGTCGATCTCTATGGCCGTGGATTCAATGAGATCCTAACTAAAGAAGAAGGTCTTTGTGATTACATGTTCTCAGTTGCGATTGAGAATGGACAATATGAAACCTACTTCACCGAAAAACTTCTAGATTGTTTTGCCACAGGAACTATTCCTGTTTATCTTGGAGCTCCTGACATTGGGAAATACTTCAATAAAGATGGTATAATTGATCTGACTGATGAGTTCTATATTTCTGACGAACTCTATTACAGTAAAATGGAAGCAATCAAAGACAATCTTGAGATTGCTAAAAAAATGGAAGTTCTTGAAGACTTTATCTACCTCACTTATTTTTGCTAATCATGGGACAAATTAATCATCCAGTCAAGTTGAAGCAAATGCTTCAAGAATTTCAGATCTCAAACTTTGTTGAAAGTGGAACTGGCGATGGATCCAGCATGGACAAAGTTCTTCTCACAGAAGTCGTAGACAATTCATATGGTGTTGAATTAGATGATGAACTCTATGCAAATCTTGAGAAGAAGTATAAAGGACTAGACTACGTTCACCTGTATAAAGGATACACTGAAGATCGTTTCGATGAGGTTCTTTCTAAATTGGATGGATCTCCAACACTTTGGTGGCTTGATGCACACTTCCCTGGTGCAGACTATGGTGATGCTGGATATGGTGCAGAAGAAGACATTGACAAGCGTCTTCCTATGGAAAAAGAACTCAAAATCATGGTTCAAAATAGAGATCTTTCCAACGATATTATCTTCATGGATGATCTTCGTATCTATGTTGATCGTGATTTTGTTGCTGGTTCATGGCCACAAAGAAAACTATACGGTGCTGATGGATATGACTTTGTGGAACAACTTATTGGTGACACTCATATCCTAATCGAACATCACGGCGATCAGGGTTATCTATTGGCATTCCCTGTAGATACTCCAGAAGATAAAATCCGAGGGGTGATTAATGAGATCTAATGTTATTGTCCTCCAGCAGGGTGGCTTGGGGGACATCTTTTTTGTTCAGAAACTTTGTAAGAATCTTTCTAGAAATTACAACGTATACCATCCAGTCACACCTGAAATGTGGAATGCTGGTGCATCTCAACTAATCACTGGAGATGTTATCTGTGGTCCAAATCTTGATCTCCCTAGAGAGAATGTGATGCTTTATGATTGTTCTAATCAACCACAACCAAATGGTTCTGCAGACATCATGACTTCAAAATATGCATCATCTGGTGTCAGTTGGCATGATTGGAGAGATTATTTCACATACAAACGTAACTATGAACGTGAGGGTAAACTGAAAGAGACTTTGGGAATCCAAGACGGAGAACCATTTATCTTTGCAAACAAGTGGTATAGTTTTCGCAAACCACATGAAGGTGTCGAACTAAGTATTCCAGAAGATTATGATGGTAAAGTGATCTGGATGGATACAGATCTAACTCCAAGTGTGTTTGATTGGTGTTGGATTTTGGAAAATGCAGAGCAAATTCACATCGTTGATACTTGCCTAAATTATATTGTAGACACTCTTAACATCAAGGCAGACACTTTGATCTGCCATCCTAGGCATTATAAAAACACAGAGGAATGTGTTGGAAAGTTGTTCAATGCACCTTGGCAATGGGTAGATTATGAGAGATGGCTCTGGCGTGAAAAAGTTCCTCAGGAGTTAGAATGAAAACAGGATTGATTTATCAACCATGTGGTCTTGGAGATATTCTTTTTCTCCAAAAGGGAGCACACTATATTCAAAATGAACTTGGGTATAAGGTTTACTGGCCTGTAATTCATGAATTCAAGTGGTTAAAAGAATACATTCCTCACTTTGAGTTTGTATCTTGGGGTGATGATGAGAATCCAGTAAATGGCAGTACGGAACCTATTCCCGAATCCTGTCAATTCCCATACAAAGAAAGATATATTCATGGGGCTCCAACTAAAATGGAGTCTGATTTATTTTTCTTTCAGGGATTTGGTGATTACCAACCAATAATGAAGGGGAAATATGATAACCTCGGACTTGATTGGAAAGACTGGAGAGATTATATCGATTTCAATAGAAATATTGAAAAAGAGAAGGAATTGTATTATAATGTCCTTGGATTAAAAGATGATGATGAGTTTGTCTACGTCAATCGTTTGTGGTGTACTCGACCAAAACTAGAGTTCTTCCCCCATATTCCTGCTGACTCCAAGAGTTATGGTGGTTATAAAGTTGTAGAGAACCAAATCATTCCTGGATATTCCCTGTTTGATTGGTGTATGGTTTTTGAAAGAGCCTCTGCTGTTTTCATGATTGAAACTGCAATCAACTATCTCCTTGAGTCTCCACAACTCTTTGATACAATGTCAAAGAAACCATTATACCTCTGGCATAGATGGGGTGACTGGTCACAAGTCAAATATCTTTTTAAATTACCCTGGAATTATCAATGATCGAAACTATTGAATTTCAAAAGAAGTGGTATCCTAAGTTTCAGACTGAGGGTAATGCGTCTCAATTTGCTATCCCCTTTGCACAGCATGTTTGTAAAGGATATGGATATGATATTGGATGTATGAAGAAGGAATGGGCTTTCCCCAATTCAGTTCCTATTGATCTATCATTTGATAATGAATGGGAAGCAAATAATCTTCCACCAAACGTTGAACCAGATTACATCTTTTCTAGTCATTGTCTAGAGCATGTTCCTGACTGGGTTGCTACGATGGATTACTGGTATGAGAAACTTCGTAAAGGAGGAACTCTCTTCTTGTATCTCCCAGACTTCAGTCAAAGATACTGGAGACCCTGGAACAACTATAAGCATAAGCATGTATTCACTCCTGAAATTATTGAGGCCTACATGTTCGACCGTGGATACAAGAACGTATTTGTATCTGGAGTGGATCTAAACAATGCATTCATGGTAATGGGTGAGAAATGAAACTAAGAGATAAACTTGTCTTTGTGAATGGTTGCTTTGACATTCTTCATCCTGGTCATATCAAACTATTTGAAACAGCAAAGAGTCTTGGTAATCAGTTAATTGTTGCCATTGATTCTGATTCAAAAGTAAAAGAGATGAAGGGTTACAGTAGGCCTATCAATGACCAAGATTCAAGAAAAATTATACTTGAATCTATAAGGTACATTGATGCTGTTGTTATCTTCAATACAAAAGAAGAACTGACAGATATTGTAAAAGAACTTAAACCTGATATACTAATGGTTGGTTCTGACTGGAAAGGTAAAGAAGTCGTAGGTTCTGATTATGCAAAAGAAGTTCGGTTTTTCGATAGAATCGGAGATTACTCAACAACCAACATCATTAAAAGTATTACTCATCGGTGAGTCTTGTATTGATGAATATCACTATGGCGAGTGTCGCAGGTTAAGTCCTGAGGCACCCGTTCCTGTTTTAGATTATACTAAAACCACCTTACATCCTGGTATGGCATCTAATGTTCTTCAGAACTTAGAGTCTTTTGGGTGTCAGGTGGATTTTATTACGAATGATCCTGAGGATCTTCGCAAGACACGTTTTGTTGATGCTAGATCAAAACAACAACTTCTTCGTGTTGATGAAGGAACTTGTGTTGATCCATTGAATCTACAAAAATTAAAAGGTCTAGATGACTATGATGTCATCATCTTTTCAGATTATGATAAAGGTTTGATTCCTTGGTCAACCGCAAATTATATTTGTGAGCATTATAAGGGGAAAATTTTTGTAGACTCGAAGAAAAAGGATCTATCTTGCTATCACAATGCTTATATCAAGATCAATGAATTTGAAGAGAAAGACGCATTGGCATATCCAGAAAGTTGTTCTTTCATTGTAACTCTTGGAAAGGATGGAGCAAAGTGGCTTGGTAGAACTTATCCAGCACCAAAGGTGGATGTGTATGATGTATCTGGTGCTGGAGATGTATTCTTAGCAACTCTAGCTGTCACTGCAACCATAGGCGATCTTGACTACGCTGTTCAAAAATCTGTGTTGATGGCATCTCGCTCAGTGCAGCATTTTGGAACGTATAAATTAACTAAGGAAGACATCGCAGAAGTATTATGAAAGTTTTGAATTTCTTGAGACCTGAGAATGGTCTTACGGAAGATCCTCTTTATTACATGAACTTTGAAAAGTATGAGAAGGTTGCAAGAGATTGCTATCTTTTCATGGCTGATTTCTATAAGGATCTGTATTCGGGTCGTTATGATGATAAAGAGAAAGTAGTTCTTACATTAGAAGAACCAAACTTTTGTGTTGCACCTGGTGACAAAGTGAGACTGCATGAGGTGGCAGATAAGATTCTTACAATCTGTCCATATACTGCAGAGGTATTTGAGAATAGGGAATTTGTATTTTTTCCTTTCAGTGAAGATTGGATTCCTCCAGCATCAGAAAAGATAATTGATGTCTCTTACTTTGGTAGTATGCCCAAGGCTGTTCCTTGGGAAAGTTATATTAAAAATGTCTTCACCAAATATAATTTTAGATTTGGACACTACAGTATGGGAAATGTTCCCAGGTGTTCTTACGCCGATAAGATGATGATGTATGCGGCAACCAAAGTTGCTGTTGTTCATGGTCTTTGTAATATTAATCCAGATACTGCACAAAGATATTACAACTTCCCACAGGGTGATTTAAATGCTGCATTCAGCCAACTCGATAAAGGATGGGCACCACAAATCAAATCCAGAATGTTTGAAGCAGCATTCGCACGTTGTGTGATTCTATGTCAGAAGGATCCCTGGAATCCGATTGAAAAATTCTTTGAACCAGAAAAAGATTTTCTGTATTTTGAAGACGAAGAAGATCTTAAGAAAATATTAAATCATGTGGTCAATAACTATGATGAATTTGACCAGATGAGAGAAAACGCTTATAATAAAGCGGTGAATAACTACACGACCAAGCACTTTGTTGAGAAGTTTCTGAAATGAAAAAGTTTATCGTAACCACTACAATCAATAAGCCCACTAGGGCTACCATGAACTTCTCTGCCATGCCTGGGTGGACTTTGGTGGTTGTTGGAGATAAGAAAACACCACATCACCTTTATAAAGAACTGGACTGCATCTATCTGTCTCCAGATATGCAGGAGCATGGATGGAAAGAACTATCTGATACGATTGGTTGGAATAGTATTCAGCGTAGGAACATTGGTTTTGTCTATGCATACGAGCAAGGTGCTGACGTAATTGCTACTGTTGATGATGACAACATTCCATATGAAAACTGGGGACAAGATCTTCTAGTTGGTAAGACCATTGAGTATGATCTATATGAATCTCCTACCGAAGTATTTGATCCACTGTCAGTTACCAATCACCCCGAACTATGGCATCGTGGATTCCCAATTCAGCAAGTTCCACATCGTTCTGAAACACGTTATGTTGGAAAGGATGAGCGTAAAGTTCTGATCCAGGCTGATCTGTGGGATGGTGATCCAGATATTGATGCAATGGCACGTCTATCAATGAAACCATGTGTCAAGTTCAATGTTGATAAACCATATGGTTCATATTGTATCTCCCCATTTAACAGTCAGAACACTTTTCTGGCTCGTGAAGTAATTCCATACTATGCAGTCCTTCCTCATGTTGGACGTATGGATGATATCTGGGGTGGATATGTTGCACAACTTAAGTTCCCCCAGAGTGTTGTATATAACAAGGCATCTGTATATCAGGATCGTAATGTGCAAGATCTTGTGACGAATCTAGAGAAAGAAATCATCGGATATCGTTACACTCAAAGTTTACTATACGATCTAAATCACTGGAAGTCATATGTTCCAGAAGAAACTATTGAATTTTATGAGGCATATCGGAGATGTTTCCAATGATGCGTTATGTAATTGATATTGATGGCACTATTTGTTTTCCTGGTGCTGGTGAAGGTCGATACAGTAATGCTGTCCCCAGATGGGATAGAATTCAGGAAATAAATAAATTGTACGATGAAGGCAACTATGTTGTCTATTTGACTGCTAGAGGTATGGGTAGATTTGACAACTCCCGCGAGTTAGCGGAGAAAGAATTCT